CGACGAACATCTAAACCTGTAGCAATACCAGTTGGTGGAGTAATTGTCACCTTAAACTGGTTAGCTCTGGCTCCACCGCCGATTAGGTTTGCTTTAAAATCATCTATGCTTGCCATGTTAAGTTACTCCTTAAAATTAGAATCTACCAACTACTTCTTCAAATTCCACACCAGTACGAACCGCTACGAAATTAAGTGTAATAAAGTTAATTGATCTTGCTGGTTTGATATAGATATCACCAATGAATTCATTCCTATCTATAACCTCTCCAGTATTATTTGAATCATCACAGACTACTTTAAAGTCAAATATACCTCGGCGTCCTTGAACATCCCGTAAAAAGGGTTCTACCATATTTCTAAATTGCGCTCTGGTAAATTCATCGTTGAATTCAAATAACATGTATTTTGCAGCGGTTGAAATTGCCTTTTCAAGAACCAAGAACAATCGGCGCACGTTAATACGATCAAATGCGCTTGGTTTTGCCAGTGCGGTTTTATCACCGAACAGAACCACACCTTGGCCTGGAAAATCAACAACAGGATTAATTCTGTGCCGATAGAGGATATCTCTTTCTGATTGTTTTGGTGTGTACGAAAGCTTGATTGCACCTCTGACATTACCACGATTGTATCCAGCAGGAGAGAACCAAGGATCAGCAACATTATCTGTGTAAGCACAAAGTCCAGCTGTATCGCCATTCATTGGAACGAAACGATAAACATCATTGTATTTGTCGTAAATGTACTTGTAACCACTATCGAATACAACATACGATGATGAAGGACAAAGTTGGAAAGCATCCTTTACATTTTCTGTTGCTGTATTTGAACTTGTTACACCGACAGTTGCTGCCCGGTATGGAGAAACAAATGCAACACAGTCTTTTCTTCTTTCCACTAAATCTGTCATCATTGTGACATGAGTATCTTGTGTGGAAGCAGTATTACCAGAACCACCACCTTTGCCACCAAGGACAAGGTTAATATCCAATGTTTCTGTATCTGCAAACTTATCATATGCTAACTGCAATTCTCCAGCAGTTACAGCATAATCATCAGTGCCATTCTTTAGGATTGTATTTGTTGGCGTATCAAGTGCAGCATATGAAGTTGCACCTGTCTCACCTTGAATTTTATCGCCAGTATTAGTAGAACTTCCATCAGTTCCATCTAAGATGATGTTGTCACCAGCATTTGTTCCAGCGCCATCTGTTCCACCATCTTCCATTACGATGAATGTGTCTTGACCATCAAAATCTGTTCCCCAATTGAAACCAGCAGTGTTATGGTCCATTTGATAAACATAATTTGAAGCCCTAAAGATTTTATCAGCATAGTATGTATTATCACCTTGTGGCGACTTACCAAAAATATTTTTAGAAAGATTTGGATAAGTTTCTAGAATTGAATTGGTTCTATTACCGTTTGCAGTAACAGAAAAACCAGTTATTTCTCCAAGATGATCAAATACAACAATGTGCATTTCATCATTAGTGCCTCTTTTATTTTGAGTTGCGAAATCTGATGTGCCAGGCGCACCATCAAACAAGTCATAAAATCTCCAGCGCCGACGAACACTTGCTCCAGAAGAAACTTCAGTTTGAAGTCCATTACCATTTGGATCGTCCAACAGTTTTACTGTAATAGTAGATGCACCAGCGTCTACAGATTCAACTTGATATTCAAATCCTAATGTCTCACCAAAGTTGACAATATCATGTACATTGAAACCAGAAGCAGATGTAAGACTAATTACTGTCTGGCCAATCGCTTCTGTTTCACTTGTTGTTGTTTTAGCAGTTTCCTCATAAGCAGTAGCAGATGCACAAACAGAAACACCAATTGAGTTTCCATGTTCGCCAGCTGTTCTAGCAGCCCATTCACCAACTGAAGCTTGCCCAGAAGCAAAAGAATCTTCATAGTGATCGTCATCACGAATGATAAAAGATGTTCCAGATGCAATGGCATTTGTTACACCAGATTCGCAGCGAACAATTCTCAATGCATTTGTATATTGCAAGAAAGCTGCGGCTGTAAAAAATGTCTCAAATTGATTTGAATCATTTTGAGGTTTACCAAAAATTGAAACCAGTTCTTCTTCAGAACCAATGGTCACAACAGAACTTACTGGACCTTTTTTAAATGGTCCTGCAATAGCACCGATTGATGTTGATACCGCTGGGATAATATTTGTAAGATCAATTTCTCTTACATGTACGCCAGGAGAAACTAGAAAGCCCATTTTATTGCTCCTTTATCAGAGTCGTGTTATTTCAGAATATTTATAATAATCAGTTTCCTAAACTAGTAGTTTTATAAGTGTTATATCATATAAATAATATCATGAATGAACATTATGAAAAATACAAAGAAACAATCAAAAAGGTTGCTCGTAGAAATTATCGCAAAAGAATTTTGTTATTAAATGATTTTTTAGCAGACCAATCTTGTATACATTGTGGCGAAAGTGAAACAATCTGTCTCAAGTTTCACCCACACGATTCACAAATTCGCAAACTAACAAAACGAGTGGGCACGAATAACGAAAGCAGAAAGGAAATATTTCACCTAATAAGCGAATCAAAAATTCTGTGTTCAAATTGTTTTATCAAAGTTGATAACGATTTGATAGAATTCATATAGTTACCAGTTCGTGTTATAATCTCTGACAACAGTAGTCCATCGTGTCCCATATTCATCAATCTCATCGTCAACAGGATCATCAACACCATTCATTACAAATCCAAATGGTGCCATATCTTGTTCTAGTGCGTCTTGCTGTTCTCTCATCATGGTCATTCGTATATCATTGTCAGTTAGTTCTTTGAAGTATGTTTGATCTGTAGCCCAACCAAACATAAACATACAAGCAACTAAATCATCATTACATCCATCATCCGCCGTATATGACGAACCCTTACTAATGAAGGTTGACAATTCGTTGACACAATCATAATCTTCGACAATAAGTTTATTATCCTCAATCAATTGTTTGAGGTTTGAACATCCAATCTTCTTCACAGCTTTAGTCGTTCTTACCCCCAATTGCGCTCGGCCCCCTGAGAAGCCCGCTCCAAGGACTTGGCCCGCTCTGCCACGCATGGAAGCCATAACTAGGTTGTCATACTCCAAATCAAACTGTAAAGTATTTGCGACTTGTTCCCCTATGTCATTTACCTCAACCATTACATATGCGTTGTTGTATGCCTTCGCAACTTCATGTATTTTGGTAGGAAACAGTAGTGGTTTAATTTCATTGTCTCTAAACTTTGCGACAATCTTATATGGTATCTCTGTAACATCAAAAACCACAAATGCAGAATAATCGTTCGCTGTACCTCTAGAAACATCAGCAGTCAACATGTATGTACGATCTTCTTCTGGCCTAGTATGAATATCTATTCCAACATTTGAATGAATAGGTGTTCTGTACACAAGTTGTTTTAGTTTCACAGAGCTTATTAGAGTATCAATAGACCCTAGAAACTCACATTCAAATTCTGAATTGAATTGTGATTGAGAGGTATTTCGTATTGTCTCTTCTTTCCAAACCTCATCTCTGCCGGGAACCTCGCTCCAATGAACTTCTATTGGCGTATAATCATTTCTTTTTTCTTGTGCATCTACCCATATCTTATAGAACATATTCATACCATGAGGGGTAGAAACAATAATAACTTTTGTGCTTTGACCAGATGTAATTGTAGGATAAACAGAAGCAAAGAACTGTTCTGCAACATTAGAGGGAACGAAAGCAAACTCATCAAGAAAAATGATGTTATACGAACCTCCTCGAATGGCACTTGAAGATGTAGCGGCAGCAATAATTTTACTACCATTCTCTAACTCTATGTTACCTTTGTTCCAAGCTATGATGCCCTGTTGCATCCATTTAGGGAGATTTTCATATGCGAGTTGTAGTCTTGATAAAATATCTCTCGCAGTCGAAGACTTATTGGCAAGAACAGCAATATTTACATTTTGATTAAATAGTGCATAGTGCAGAAGGTAGCTGATGATGGTAGTAGATTTACCAGACTGTCTAGGTAGTTTAAAGATACTAAACCTTTTGTCATGCATGGTTTCAACCATACCTTTTTGGAAATCATACATCTCAAAAGGCACAAGTCCCTCATCTAGTGAAACAATTTGCACATAGTTTTCAATAAAATATGTTGGCGATTGAGCGCACTTATGATATTCTTTGATATCATTTTTCGTAAACTCAACAACAGTATTTGCTTTCTTGAGATTGGGATTACCCAGATATTGATTTTGATCAGTCATACTAGTATTTAGTTTGAAACTCATATAGGGTTACAAATCTAGACGAGTCACTTCTTTGATTATTTAATTTATGTTCAATGAACTTTTCGGGCACTCCTAGTTTATCCACCATGACATTCACACCCCTAGTCAATCTTGCCATCCAACTGTGATCATTTGACCAATCAATGACAGATAAACTT